GCGCTGCTGCTCACGAAGAACACTTGAGCGGGTGTTCGGAAGGAGAAACCGTTGCGTCTACGAAATCGAATCCGCACCGACCTTATTACGGTGACAAATCGTGAGTCCTTCACCACCCCTGCGGGTGATGGCGGACCTTTGTCATCGGGGTCGTTCTTCCACGACTACGAAGTTTTCGAAGACGTGGTAGAGACTCGGTTCGGCCTGATGAAAAAGGCCTTTCACCGACGGATTCATGTGGGGACTCTCCAACTCCCCACAGCCGTATATTACCCTTGGCTCAATAAAACCTGGAGTTTTCGGAGTCTTTCGACTCCCCTAACCCCATGGATTTATCGTCCCAATCAGGTAATGGACGCAATGATGCCCGGTTTTGAACCTTTTTCTGGTGATCTTGGGGAATTTGGTGATGAGGCCTTTATGGCCTTTTTCAACCAAGTACCTCAGGAAGTTAGCATTGTTAACTTCCTGTGGGAGTTGCGAGAAGTCAAGGGTTTAGTCCCAAAACTTACTCGTAACCTCCTCAAGCTCGTGGCCTCGACTAACCTTGCATTCGAGTTCGGGATCAAACCAATGATCAAGGACTTGCAAGCGTTAGCGAACATTGTTTCTTCCGTAGAGAAGCGCCTTCAATGGCTCCGCTCTACTAGAGGACGTCGTGTTCGGATCGGGTTTTCGAAGAATGTAGATTTACAAACTTCGCCCTCGATCTTCCGTGAAAGTCAGTATGCGCATGGAGGTTCCAGCTCATACTTGGCTTTCAGGCCTACCGGTCATCGTGCTGACATTCGAGCTGGTGGATATCTCGTCCACCGACTCGAAGGTCTCGACGATGCCTGGTCCAGTGCAAAGGTGCTCGCATCAGCGCTCGGGTTCAACAATCCTGTCGGGATAGTTTGGGAAGCAATTCCCTACTCTTTCCTGATAGATTGGTTTACTCGAGTTGGATCGCTGATTGCCAAACTCGCCGTTCAGCCCTTTGAGGGCTCGTGGGACGTTTCCGACGTCACATGGTCGATTACTCGACGATGCGATTTTGAGTGTTGGCAAGAATTCGAAGTCTCTCCGTTTTACCTGAGAGGCTCCGGATATTGCGAGTCTTACTACCGGGAACCCGGTTTGCCTGTGACTTCTGCACTTCTAAGCAGTGGGTCACTTACTACTCGTCAGCAGGGGCTCGCGCTCTCTCTAATCGCTCAGAGATTGCGCTAAGTCGCTGCACTATGTAGCCTTGCGTTCACTTAAGTTGTGGCCGCCTGGCTCCGTGAATAGCAGAGGTGCCTCATGCTTGCAAACGACATTGTTCTCGATGATGTGAGTGGCGATGACGTTACCTATCGACTCTTTAAACAAGATTCGACTGGTACGTCTCGCATCGACCTCGCCACCAACCTTGTAGCTCCTGCGATTATGTCAATTCGACATTCTCTTCAGGGCAAAGGTGAGGACGCGGTTGATCGTCATCTGGTCCAATTCACTCGGACCATCAATGACGCCTCAGGAACACCTCGCACGTTGACTGTCAATGTTACCATTGCCATTCCACGTGCGTCGGTGATCACCGCCACGATCGTGAAGGATCAGGTCGCTAATGCGATCGATTTCCTTGCGGACGGCCAGATTGCTTCCCTGGCTACGACGGCGAACCTCGACGCTTTGATGAGGGGCGAGTCCTAGGACTCGTTTCTCTTCATTGCGGCCCCTTGCAAGGGCGAACCTCGTTTGCATGTTTGGCACTTGGATGGAGGTACCTTTTGGACCCCCTGAAGAGCCAAGTCGAGTTTTATCTCGACCTTTGCATGCAGCTTGTCCGATGCGACCCGCTCTCTATCTGTTCATCGCGAGACCTCGCTAAGGACCTTGAGACACTAAGTCTCAGGACTCAAAGCGAAGGGCTGTCATTCCTTACCAAAACTCTCCCTAGTCTAGGGAGGGCTTTGGATTTAGGCTTGACGACTCTGGTGTTCTCAGTTCCACGGGCATTTAGAAGGGCCCATGGTAACCGTAGTATACCCGCATTTCTGCAGGCGTACTTCAACACCATCTTTGATGAGTCAGGTAGGCTCCGGGAGGACAGTACCGCTGGTGCCGTCAGGCACTTGAGGCAGGTTCTGTTTTTCGCGTACAAACTCGAGGTTCCTTTCTCACTCAGTGAAGTTTCGAATAAAATCGAAGCTTTCATTGATGTCGAGAAGAATCTCGTGGATGAGCAGTATTCCTTCCCTGAAGATCTTAGTTTAGATCTTGCAGGACGGATTACTGAGGAGATATTCAGAGGTTTTGATCCCTCGGATATTCTCCCGCGACATGGTCCCGGCGCGGTGGCAACTGGTGAACGGTTGGAGGAGAAGTGGCATTTTGCCAGGCTCTACAACCAAATTCACCAGGTCTTCCCTTACTATGACTATTATGTCGTTGGTAAGGGTTGTGAACTCCTGGACCGGAAGGACTGGTACAAGTCTCTGGAACGCTTGGAAACAGGCGTTGCTAAACTTGTCGCAGTTCCGAAGGACTCACGCGGTCCGCGACTTATCTCCTCAGAACCACTGGAATTCCAGTGGATTCAACAGGGAATTGGTCGAAAGTTGGCTACGTTTCTCGAAGAAGGTTCAAACCCTCTTCCGAGAGAGCGGATCAACTTTACGCGGCAGGATATTAACGCGCGTCTTGCTCTTGACAGTAGTCTTACTGGCGAGAACGCTACGCTCGATCTATCCGACGCGTCTGACAGGGTTTCTCTTGCTCTTGTTAGAAGAGTCTTTGAAAAGACTCCTCGATTACTTAGAGCCTTAGAAGCCGTGCGTACCAGCGCGACACTTCTCCCTTCTGGAGAAGTTCTTCCCCTTAAGAAGTTCGCCCCAATGGGATCAGCTGTATGCTTCCCAGTCGAGGCTTATATCTTTTGGGTACTGATCGTCGCGTCAGTAGTTCGCGTAAAGTCTGTGCCACTATCTGTGGCGGCAAGGAGGGTCTACGTTTACGGAGACGACATAGTCGTTCCGTCTTCATGGGCCTCTCTTAGCATACAGACTCTTGAATCCGTTGGCCTCAAGGTCAACGTTTTGAAGAGCTGTCTCACGGGTAACTTCCGGGAAAGTTGCGGGACTGACGCCTTCAAACATGAAGTCGTTACTCCTGCTCGTCTTCGGAAACCGTGGTCGGCTAGCCCAGGTGATGGGACTGCATTTGCAGCTTATGTATCCCTAGCGAACAATTTGTTCGCACGTGGATATCTTGCTGCAAGTGAATCCATATGGAAGAAGGTCGTTGAATGCTATGGGGTTATCCCCTATGGTACTAGGCGCTCCTCCTTTCCGTGTCGGATTCTCCAGAATCCGGTTGATGCAGTTGCGATGAATCGCAAGCTGCGTTTTCCGTGGCGCTGGAACAGTCGTTACCAACGTATCGAATTCAAAGTTCTGTCTCTACGGAATAGAGGCAGACTCACTGAACTCGATGGTTGGTCAAGAATGCTAAGGAACAGTGTGTTCCCCGGCCTTCTGGAACCGTCCCGCGTCGTTTCTCCTCGTTCGACTTTCGTAAAACGAGGGTGGGTCGCCGTTTACTAACGTAAGCGGCGTTTGCTCTGCCGCAAGGCAAAGCTGAGAGGGC